TCGATGGCTTGTACAATTATTGGGCAGGCAAGTCTGGCGATAATCCATTGATCGTGGCTCCCACTGGATCGGGCAAAACGGCTATCATAGCCCAGATCGTAAAGGACGCTATGTCATTTGCTGGCACCCGTGTGATGATTGTCACCCACGTCAAAGAGCTTTTGGAGCAGGGGGCCAATGGCCTGTTGAAAATGTATCCAGAAGCTGATTTCGGCGTTTACAGTGCGGGGCTGAAACAGAAGGTCTTAGACAGGCCCATTACCTTCGCAGGCATCCAGTCGGTCTGGGAACGCGCCTATGACATCATCCCTGCGCCAGACCTGATCTTAATCGATGAGGCGCACATGCTGCCCAAAAATACTGAGACGCGATACAATCGCTTTATTGCCGATCTGAAGGTTTGCAACCCCGCGATTAAAGTGGTGGGGCTGACAGCTACGCCCTACAGATTGGACAGTGGCTATCTCCACAAAGGCAAGGGTGCTTTGTTCGACGGTATCGCTTATGACATTCCAATAGATATGCTGATGGAGCAGGGCTACCTGTCGCCTGTCATTAGCAAAGGTGGTTTGAACCAGATTGATCTGACCAACGTAAAGAAGCGGGGCGGTGAGTTTATTGAGAGCGACCTTGCAACGGCTGCGTCTGATCCCGAACTGGTGAGAAAAACGGTTGCTGAGATTGTGGAACTAAGCGCGGATCGCAAAAGCTGGCTGGTGTTTAGCTCTGGCGTCAATCATGCCTACATGCTGAAAGATGAATTTGAGGCCCACGACATTGAGGTCGCTGTGATTACGGGTGGCAACAGCAACAAAGTACGCCAGAAAACCATTGCCGATTTTAAGAGCGGCAAAATCCGCTGCCTAATTAATGTAAACGTCTTAACGACTGGATTTGATCACCCTGCCGTAGACGTTGTTGCGTTGGTCAGGGCCACAGCATCTGCTGGGTTGTATGTCCAAATGGTTGGAAGGGGTACGAGAGTAGCCGAAGGCAAGACTGATTGCCTGGTGCTTGATTTCGGTGCAAATGTGCAGCGTTTGGGTTTCATAGATAGGGTAAAACCCAAAGATAAATCCGCAGGGGTGGGTGAAGGTAAAGCACCCGTGAAGCAATGTAAGTCTTGCCAGACGATGTGCTTTGCGGCGGCACTGCAATGCCACGTCTGCGGCCATGAGTTTCCACCACCAACGCTAAACCACAACTCCAGCAGTTATGATGGTGCCATGCTGTCGGGCCAAGCAAAACCCGAATGGGTGGACGTGGACAGCGTTCTTTATCACCGCCACCGCAAAGAGGGCAAACCTGATTCAATCAAGGTGACGTATTACGCTGGGTTGCGATCTGTAAACGAATGGCTCTGCCCAGATCACGGTGGCTATGCGGCCAGCAGATATCAGGCGCGGCGATCTCTGTTGGCCTCTGGGGCTGACACGACCGACGAGGCGATGGATGAATGTCATTTTTGGAATTGGCCCAGCCGCATCAAAATAAAACCTTCGACATACAACCCGAAATATTTTGAAGTTGTGCAGTTCGACTATACAAAAGTGGAGAGAAAATATGAGGCGCAAGAAGGCCCAATCGCTGATTGGGGTGTCGAAGACATACCGTTTTAAACACTCTGAGCATTCTGAACAGGTGGGGTTTGTGAACTGGTTTCGGGCCAAATATCCGCACACTTTAATTTTTGCGATCCCCAACGGTGAGAAGCGCACGATCAGCGTGGCAACACGACTGAAGGCCGAAGGGGTCACACGGGGAATACCAGACCTATACATCCCCTCCTGCAATTTGTGGGTGGAAATGAAAAGGGCCACGGGCGGCAGGCTGTCTCCCGACCAGAAAAAAGTAATCGAATATCTGAGATCAGTGGGCCACACTGTAATTATTGGAAAGGGCGCAGGCGATGCGTCGAAGCAAGTGCTGGAGTTTTTGAAAAAATGAAAGCTCACCAAAAAGTAGTTAGAGATCGTGTTGCGGAAACAAAATCTGGTGATTTGTTTGGCAATTGGTGGAATGATGTTGATACAGACATTTCAAAAGCTGTGGTGCGAGAGACAACACAAGCTACAGCAAAAAAAATTATTGAAGAATATGAATGGCTGGGCTGTTTGGCCGCTGTGAATTGGCATTATTATGGAATATTTTTTGACAATGTTTGCGGTGGCGTTGCTTGCTACGGCCAAGAATATATTGAGAATTTGGGCATTTGGGACAAATACGATTACACGGGAAAAATAATTCTTTTGAACCGTGGCGCTTGTGTACATTGGGCGCATCCTCATTCTGCCAGTAAATTAATTAGGCAGTCCATGAGATTGCTGCCTAAAAAGTATGAAATAGTCACTTGTACAGTTGATGATTTGGCTGGAGAGATTGGAACAATTTATCAGGCTTGTGGATTTGATTATGTTGGATCGATGAGGGATGCCAATCCTAATGTGAGCAGCAGGAAGGGCGACAGATCAGCATGGTTAATCAATGGAAAATTATATGGCCCAAGAGCTATGCGCCAGCAATTCGGCACAACTAAAATTGACGTAATAAAAAAATCGCATCCGAATGTTGAGCATATAAAACAAAATAGCAAAGGCAGATATTTTGCATTTAGAGGCTCTAAAAAAACAAAAAAAGAAAACAGGAAAAGTATTGATCACTTGATAAAACCTTATCCAAAGAGGGGAGTAGAATGAAAAAACTAACACCAGCGCATGAGGCTGAACTGCGACATTTGAGAGGCCAAGTGGATCGTTTAGAGAGGGAGGCTTATCGCACAAGCCCAGTCCCAGACTCACAAAACGATCTCTGGCTGGCGAGACAGGAACTGAAAAACTTTGTCAGTGGACTGAGACAAAACAATTACCAAATCTAAGGGAGAGAACAGATGAAAATAACCACAACAAGACTGAAGCAGATTTCTTATGAGGATACTTATGCCTACTGCATACTAGGTTTTGAAAGACTTCAAGCGAGAAAGAAAGGTCGAGATGGCAAGCCTTTGCGCCCCCCGCTACCGTGCGATAGAGGAGAAAAGCGAAGCCGCACAAATACTAGCGCGTTTACGCCGATTTTGAAGGCGCTAAAAAAGCACGGGCCAATGACGAGCAGTGAAATCTCTAAAATTATGAACAAATCTTGGCAGAGCATTAGCACAACGATTGATAATTGCATCAAAGCTGGGCTGGTCGAAAAGCAACGCCATATTCGTAAAAAACATAAAAAGCATGGAACTCAAAATTGCTGGCTGTATCAAATCGCAGCATAGGTTGCATCGGGGGAAAGTCGCCCATTTTGGCTTTCCCCATATTAATTAAATATATTTAATTTGTATTCTGCTATTGTATTTTCTAAAATAATACCCATATGTATTGTGTAGGAAGAAAAATTTAAAAAATGGAGAGACCCAATGACAAGCCTTACAGATAACCAAAACAGAGCAATGACTGCTCTGATCAAAAGCTGCCTCGACAACATGGGCGGTTCAACCCTCGCTGATTTAGAAGATGATCCATTCACATGGGTTGATGCTTCCGACCTAGTCGAAGCTGGCTGGGGTCAAAAAGAAGCTGAAGGCACATTTGGCTCACTGGTCGCTGCTGATTTAGTTTATCTTTATGACCAACGCTCGGCTGGCGATGGAGGTAACTTATATTCTCTGGCAGAAGACTGGGACGTTCTTCGCAAATTTCACTCATAATCCAACGGGGGGCTTCGGCCCCTCATCCAACGATCTAGAAAGGATCAAAAAATGAGACTTTATACTAATGTCAAAGGCCAGTGGGTCGGAACGCAAGCCGAAGCCAAAAAAATAGATGCTTGGCATACTGACGTGCCTACAGACAAGCCCAGCCTGTTGGCGTGGCTGAACCACAAAGCCGAACTTACAAATTCTTTCGGTCTGCCAGTGGAGCCAGTGCCAGCCCCAGTGGTCACTGAGAAATCTGTGAACATTTATCCGCACGGCAAGCCACACGCTTGGGTGACTATCCGCGAGTGCGCTGAGAAAGCATCGCTCAAAGATTTGGGCCACGCTCTGGCGATCTACATGAACCGTGTCGATGAATTGCTGGACGATTAAAAACGGGGCCACCGCCCCACCCACCACCATCCAATCAGGAGACTATCCAATGCTTCCAAGAACTGCCCAAGCCCACACCCCCCTCCGCACCAGCAAGAGCCGCCGCACATGGTGTGGCCCATACGCCGCTGCTGTGTTTATGCGTCAGCACTATGACGCCGCATATGAAGTGTGCCTGTGTCACACGTTTCGCGGCAAGATCACAGGCATGAGCAACAAGCTCATGAAGACGGTCATGGGGGCCAATGGCATTCAGATGACGTTACACTACTGCCGTGATGTTGGATCGTATGCCAGAGACAATCCTACGCTGGCGGCTTGGCTCAAGACCCGTGATCGCAAGAAGACCTATCTGGTCAACATCACAGGCCACTACATTGTGGTGTCGGGCGACAAGACCATCGACAACCAGTCTGGCGAATGGCACAGCGTCCGTAAATCCAAGCACCGCCGCAAGCGCGTAGGCTATGCGTGGGAAATAAAAGCACCCCACTAATAAATTATTTAAAGATACCCCTTGATATATCTTGGGGTATCATTATATGTATTGTGTAAGATCAAAAATTCAAAAATCCAAGGAGACAGAAAATGGCATACGATCCAACACACGAATATGAGCATAACTACCACCCGTCCATTGAAGCGCGGAAGCTGGAAAATTATGTAAACTCCAAGCGTCAGGCTTGGATCGCGTCTGATGATCGTGCCGCAGAAATTATTGATTTTGTGAGCGGCTATAGTGAAAAGGACGAAGGTTTCTTTCCAGCCGTCAAAAAAGGCATTTGGAAGTTTGGCCGTCCTACACCCAACATGCGTGACGCAATGGTACGCATTCTGGACAAACGTGCCGCTCAAGCCGCCGAATGGGCAACCAGAGATGGCAAGTGTGAGTTTGTTGGCACAGTAGGTCAGCGCCAAGCCTTTGCTGTTACAGTCAAGCACATTGTCACATTGGACGGTATATATGGCAGTTCATATCTTCACATCTGCCGTGACAATGATGACAACGTCATTATCTACAAAGGCACACAGCACTGGGGCAACGGCGCTCAAGTGACTTTCATGGCAAAAGTCAAAGAACATGGTGTCCGTGATGGCGTAAAGCAGACCATCATCCAGCGCCCCACAAAAGTAAAAATCAACGGCGAAGACTATTAACCCAACAGGGGGCCATCGCGCCCCCACCAACCAAGGAGAAAAAAATGGCACGTAGAAGTTTTAAAATCTTTGGGATTAAAGACGGTGGCTCAGAGGAGTGGGTCGATACTGTCAGCAGCCCAAAAGCGGGAAAGGCGGTACATGAGGCAATGAAGACGCAAGGCTACTTTGATTACATCCGTTGCCGCGATTGCTTGGGTGGCTTGCGGTTTGAATACAACTTACGCACAGGAAGGAAGACAGCATGAACAAGACCATCGAAAAGCTAC